TAATATCATTATAATTAATTAATGCTTTTTTATAAATTACATTTTCTAAATGTTGATATATAAAATTACATTTTTTTATAAAAGTTTGTATTTTTAGTAAATCGTATTTACTTATATTTATCATAATTTTATTTTTACTATTTGCAAATATCATTTTTTATTAATAAAATTATACTATATTTATATAAGATATATGATAAAAGACTGTAAAGAAGGAAAGATTAGAAACCCTTTAACTGGTAGATGTATCAATATAAAAATTATTAAACCTGTCAAAGATTGTGGGGAAGGAAAGATTAGAAACTCTTTAACTGGTAGATGCGTCAATATAAAAAAAATAAAACAGATAAAAGACTGCAATGAAGGAAAGATTAGAAACCCTTTAACTGGTAGATGCGTCAATATAAAAATTATTAAACCTGTCAAAGATTGTGGAGAAGGAAAGATTAGAAACTCTTTAACCGGTAGATGTGTTAATATGAAAAAAGTTACTAATAAAGATAATGTTAATAATCCTATGTTAAAACATTCCGTTAATAAAAATTTTGTAAATAACACATTTATTATGAAAAGTATTTATGATAATAATAATAAATATAATAATAAATATGTTCAAAAAAATAATATTGAACAAGAACTTGCAAAAATTAATTTTGAACGAAAACTTGCAAAAATTAATATCGAACGAGTACTTGCAGAAATTAATATTGAACGAGAACTTGCAAAAAATAATATTGAACGAGAACTTGCAAAAATTATTTTTGAACGAGAACTTGCAAAAAATAATATTGAACGAGAACTTTCAAAAATTAATATTGAACGAAAACGTTCAAAAAATAGTATTAAACCAGAACCTGCAAAAAGTAGTTATAAGAATAATAAAAACATTATTAAAAATCTAAAAATATTAGTAGATTACGAACATATTAATAATAACTATTTTAAAGCCAGAGCATATACAAATGCTATTAATTCTATAGAATTGATAAACTTTTCTATTAATGATATTGAAGATTTAAAAAAAATAGATGATATTGGTATTAAAATAAGAAATGTAATTTTAGAACTTCTTAATACTGGTAAGATTTTAAGAGTTGAAATAGCATTAAAAGATAATAGATATATTTTTTATAAAAGTTTTATTAAATAGAGTAGAAAAATAATGAGTAAGGTTTGTCCAGAAGGAAAAGTATTAAACCCTATTACTGGAAGATGTATAAATATAAAAACAGTTAAAGCAGTTAAATTAAATAAACCCGTTAAACCTGTTAAAGATGATAAGATTTGTCCTGAAGGAAAAGTATTAAACCCTATTACTGGAAGATGTATAAATATAAAAACAGTTAAAGCAGATAAACTAAATAAACCTGTTAAACTCGTTAAAGATGATAAGGTTTGTCCTGAAGGAAAAGTATTAAACCCTATTACTGGAAGATGTATAAATATAAAAACAGTTAAAGTAGTTAAGTATGTTAAGTCTGTTGAACCAGTTAAATATGATAAGGTTCACACTGAAGAAAAAATATTAAACCCTATTCAGGACAAAACAGTTAAACCTATTAAGTTCGTTGAACCAGTTAAAATTAATAAGGTTCGTACAGAAGAAAAAATATTAGTATCTACTGTTAATAAAAAAGAAGTTATTGATAATAATAAACTTATTATAGATAATCTAAAAATATTAGTAGAATATGAAATACTAAACAATAATATTTTTAAAGCGAGAGCTTATGCAAAGGTTATAAGCTCTATTGAATTAATAGACTTTCAAATTAATAATATTAAAGACATAAAACTAATAAAAGGAGTTGGTGTTAAAATAGAAACCAAAATATTGGAACTTCTTACTACGGGGAAAATATTAATTGTTGAAAAAGCATTAAAAGACCCTTATTATATTTTACACAAACAATTAAAAAAAATATATGGAGTTGGTAATGTAAAAATAAAAGAACTAATGAAAAAAATAATGTATTTTGATGAATTAAAAAATAAGCCCGAACTTTTAAATGATAAGCAAAAAATAGGACTAAAATACTATGACGATATTAATTCACGAATACCAATTAGTGAAGGAAAAAAACATTCTATTGTTATTGATAAAATATTTAAAACCATTTATAACAATATAGAGTTTGAGATTGTTGGGAGTTATAGGCGAAAAAACAAAGATATGGGGGATATTGATATATTGATTAAAAATACTAATAATATAGATCTAAAAGTGCTAATAACCGAATTAAAAAATAAAGGATATATCATTGAAACACTTGCTGATGGAAAAACTAAATTTATGGGATTATGTAAGTTATCTTCAGCTACACCGGCAAGAAGAATTGATATATTAATTGCTGACCCATCAACATATTATTTCGCATTATTATATTTCACAGGTTCTTTCACTTTTAATATATATATGAGAAAGGAAGCATTAAAGCAAAATATATCATTGTCTGAATATGGATTTAAAAATAAAGATAATAAACTGATAGATACGAGTGAAATTATAAAGTCAGAATAAGATATTTTTAAATATTTGAAATTACCATACGTACTACCAGAACAAAGATAATTGAAATATATAAGGGTATTTATATATTATACTATAAATGTTTATAACTTATTATACAAACAATAAAGACGCGCGTACAATTTTATCATATATTTACGATATTTTAAGTAAAGAAAGTCCAAATAATAATTGTGAATGTATTGAAATTGCAAAAGATTCATATAGAGATTATAAGAAAGGTAATATGGATTATATATTTTATCATAAATATATTCCTGAAAATGGAAAATATAAAATAGAAAATATTTCCGTAGAACTTGAAGACTTTATGTTAAATGGAGAGACAGCAACTATCAATTTTGAAACGCATTTTTTTATTATAAAAAAATTAACATTAACAACGGATAAAAAAGAAGATATTACAACTTTTGTAGAAAAAGCTATAAACTTTAAACATAAAGAAAAAGCATATAAGTTTATTAACAATTTTGGCGATAAAATTGAAAAGAAAAAGTTATTTATGGGTACGTGGCTTTTTGATTCGGCAATTCCTAAAAGAAATATAGACACATTATTTTTAAAAGAAGGGCAACTTGATAAAATTAAAAACCCAATTTTATCTTTCATAGATGAGAAATATTCCAAAGAAATATACAAAGATTACGTTAAACATGGTATTCCTTATAAAATGAATATATTGCTTCACGGAAGTCCTGGTGTTGGAAAAACTTCATTGATCCATACTATTGCTTCAATATGTGATGCAAGTATATGCAATATTAATATAAATAACGAATTGAAAGAGGAAGATATGATGAGGGCATTGGCTAATGTATCTAGTTATGATAAGAACTCTATTGTTGTCATAGAAGATATTGATTGTATATTTAATGAAAGAAAAAAAGGAGATTCTCATAATAATAATTTAACAATGAGTGGATTACTTAATTGCCTTGATGGATTTAATAATCCAGAAGGTCTTATTGTTATAATAACAACAAATTTTCCCGATAAATTAGATAATGCACTTGTACGTTCAGGCAGAATTGATTTAAATATTGAATTAACACATTTGGACAAATATCAAGCATCAAATATGTTTAAATCATTCTTTGACAAACCAAAATGCGTTTTTGATCTTATTTGGGATAATATTAAAAAATACAAAATTGAACCTGCAACATTTATACAATTTCTTTTCAACAATAGAAAATGCGATAATATAGAAGAAAATATTGTTGAATTATATAAAATATTAGAAAAAGAAAGTATAAAAAACTTTACAAACGATGATTTATATACATAAATAAGTATAGTAATAATAAAAGATGGGTAATAGTCCAAGTAAACCTCCTCCTGGAAAACCTAATTTTTCAAGAAAGGTACCGTCAGAGTCTTATTTATTAAACTATACTATAGAAGAATTTACAAATATAAAAAATAATAATGAACATATTCGCAGTATACTTATAGTTATAATTATATCATTGTTTTTTATAATAACAATGTATAATATTAAACAACTTTTGTTTCATCAAAGCGCAAAACTTTCCCCTTATAATTACGGATAATACAATTTGTATCGAATATAATAATACCTTCTCCAAATCCTTTCATTTTTATTAAGTCGTTAATAACTTTTTCCGTTCCATAATATTCGTGTTTTACTACTTCATTATCAATAAGACCATGTCCCAATGTTACACATAATATATTATTTACAATAACTATATGTGAGTTATCGAGAATATAGTTATAAATATATTCACAGTCATATTCGCAAATATTACCCAAATCTATTGGGAAAATCCACTCATTTTCTACGTATTTTATAGGATGATATGGTGTTATCTTCAAAACCTCACCAAACTTTACCATATCGCATTTACCATTATTACATTTTATTTTAATTACACATATAACAGAAGCAAAACTTTTATTTGAAGTTAATACTTTATCTCCTTTTTTAATTTCTTTACATTTTTTTAAAGTTCCATCATGCATAACAATTTTACTTTCTTCGTGAAAACATCCACTATTAGAATTATTAAATGTATTTCCAAAGTTTATAGCATTATTTAAAATACCAACTTCTGTTTGTACATTATCGCAATTAATTACATTTAACGATGGTGTTGGTGGATTCATATTTGAATACATATCGTCTATAATATCACGTTGTTTGATAAATAATTCTCCACCATATCCAGAAATACTTTTATCTTTAAAATTGTTACATTTTTGCTGTTCGTGTGCAAATATTAAAGAATATATATAATTTTTTCCCCATCTTTCATAATATGTATTATTTGAAATAGACAATTTAACTTGTTCATTTAAATCTGTTACAACATTATGTTCTAATTTATATTTATTTGTATAATTATCAATTTCATTATTTAAAGTATCATTGCAATAATTTTTTAAAATATTTTTAAGCAATTCTATTAGTTCTAGTCTCATAATTGACTTTTCCAAATCTATATTATAAGTTTCTCCTTTATTATCTGCATAACCTTCAATACTAATAATTTTATTATTATAAGATTCATATTCAAGAAGAATATCTAACATATAATATTCTGGATTATTTGTTTCAATTAGAATAACAATATCTTTAGATTGTCCATAATGAATTGTATCAAGAGAAATACAATCTGTATCATATCCATAAATTTTCTTAATAACACAACCATTAACTGGCAATATCTTTAAAACAGCATTGCTTCCGCAAACTGTACTAATATTCGCTAATGCATGAATTATAACTGTTCCCAAAAGTCCAGAATCAGGAATAAATGAGAAAGAACCATTTCCTATTTTAGCAATATCAACCAATAATTGTGTATCAATTGAATATCCAAATCCAAATGTATATATTGTTGGAATAATATATTCTTCTTTCATTTTATTTAATGTATATTTTAGACTGTCTAAAATGCCTCTTGGTGGGAGTAAATGAGAACTTGGTATCCCGTCAGTTAAGAAAAGCAAGGATGATGTTCTACTGTTATTATAAGATGTTTTGATAAACTGTTTCAACCCAGTATTTATCCCAGACCAAACATTTGTACATCCACTAGCTTTTAAATTACTAACTAAAGACTTTATATGTTCTTTATTAAACATTGTAACCGGCATCATATTACATACAATATTAGAAGTATCAGAGAAAGTAATGATTGAAATACGATCACCAGTTTTCATTGATTCAATAACTGTTCTTATAGCATGTTTTGTAATATCTAATATTGTAAAACCTACATTAATTTGTAATCCGTTTTGTTCAACAGTTGCTTTTGAGTTCATAGAACCAGAAACATCAATTACAACTACAATATCCATATTAATAGAGTTAATACCTTGAATTGGATTTACTGATATTTTTACTAATCTTTCATTAATATTTCTATGATATGTTTTAATATTCATAGAAATAATGTTATTATCATCAATAATTATTTCATTATTGTCAATCATAAATACATCTTGACTAGGATATTTTTGAATATATTCAGTTATCGCATCCTTTAATGAACGATTAAGTTTCAAATGTGTAATTAATAAACAATTACGCGTAATAGGAGATGTACTATTTGTTTCTAACCATTTTTCAATCGCGGTTTGTTCGTATGAATTTCCTTCATTATCTATAAGTGGAACATTCATAATATTACACGTAATAGGGCAAATAAAATATTGCGGTGGCTTAGAATAATCCATTGATATATTTTTTATAATAAATAAATATCAATTTTTATATAAATAGATATTCATATTTATATAAAATTATGTCATCAATACTTACTATTATTATTGATGCCAGAGAAACAGCATTATATAATGAAATAACTTCTAGAGATTTAGATATATATAAGGAAAAAATAGAGATCGCGAAAGAAAATATTGATTTGGGGGATATCCACATTAAGTTTAATGATATATATTATATTTTTGAAAGAAAAACTGTTCAGGATCTTCAATCATCTATTCAAGACGGTAGATATAAAGAACAAAAAGCGAGAATGTTATCTTCGACTATTCAAAAAAACATATCTTATATTATTGAAGGAGATGATATAATATCTTCAAGAATATATACTAAAAATAAGGCTATGATACAAGGTGCTTATTTTCACACATTATTTCGCGATAATGTACGTATTTTATTTACAAAAAATACAGATGAAACAGCTACATTATTATTATCATTGTGTGTTAAAATTATTGATAATCCTAAAAAGTTTATATGTGAAAATTATACATCAGAAACACAGTATTCAGATTGTATAAAATTAAAGAGAAAAAAAATAGAAAACATTGACCCATATACTTGTTATATAATGCAATTATCACAGATACCGCATATTTCTAATATAATTGCTAATAATATTTCAAAGATATATCCAAATATGATATCTCTTATTACTAATATTAGCAATTCTGAAAATAAAATAAAAGATTTATGTAAAATAGAGGGTATTGGTAAAGAAAAAGCAGGTTATATTATAAAGTTTTTATTAAACACATGAAAACATTTTATGATTAAGAATGACTTTTGAAAACTTACGAATTTTATTTACAATTTTTAAATCTCCTATATTTTGTGTTTCAAATATTTTTTCAAATGTATCAATGCTTGGACTTTTAATCAATTCTTTATAATATGTTATTGCTTCATAATAATCTTTAACAAACAATTTATAATTGATTGTTATCTTATATATTTTTTCATTATTATGTTCTAATATATCGGCAATTATCTTAATAATTTCTGTATACTTATCATTACAACTATCATTATGATATGTCCATACAATATATTGCCCATCCGATATATTTGCATCGCTTACTATTTTTCCCGTTTTACTATTTTTTACTATTTTAATATCTGCTATCATTATACCTTCGGGAACAACTACTTTAGACTTTCTAGCTTTCTTTTTTTCAACAATAGTTGTTATAACAGGTTCTGTTATTTCATTTATATTTTCTTCTTTTTGTATAATTGCTTTCTTCGCTTTTGATATTTTAACTGGTTTAGGTTCGGTAAGTTTATTAATAAACTCACTAAATAATAACTCTTTTACCATTAACGATTTAAGACTTTCTAATCTATTTTTTCTTCTTTTATCATCTTGATACATAGGTTTTGTTAATAGATTTTTTTCAATTTCATCCCAATATTCATCATCTTCGTTATATCCAGGCAATTGATCCAGACACAGAGCATATAATTGTATAATTGGTTTCATAATTTGATTTGTAATATAATGAAGATAGTCGGGTATCAGATTATTTGAAACAATATATTCTGGATTCTCAATTCTATCACCTTGTAGAGAATGTGGATTATTTGTTTTAATATATACAAATGGAATTCTTTCATTTACAACAGGTCTATTTCCTGGATCCCTTGAACCTATTCTATCTGCAAGAACCTTATGAGCAATTTTTGAAGGATCTTTATAAGAAGCTCTTATGCTTTTTGTAATAACTAACTCATCAATTGATGATTTACCTTCTACAAGATCAGACAATTCTTCTTTTAAAAACTCAATAGATAATTGCAAATCTTGTTTTTCTAATATGATATCAATAACACCACCGTATATTTTTTTTACAATTTGTGCATTATCTCTACGTTTTAGTACAATCCCCATAGACTTTTGTTTATATTTATTAACATCATTTTCATAAAGATTACCAACGTATCTTTTTTTACTCAATAAAATGAAAGGATATAATGACTTTTCATAATTTAGTTTTTGAGGATGTGGCATAATTTTTTCAATACTTTTTTCAACCTCTTTTCCCATTTTTATAGCGAAGGGTAAAGCATCTTTCCCAAGAACAATATTTCCTTCATCGTCTTTTAGTGGAAACTTACAGAAAATAGAATCTGTGTCACCATAAATAACATCAGCGTTGTACTCATCTTCAACAAACTTTTTTGCCAACATAATCATTTCTCTCCCAGTTGCCGTAGTACATGCGGCTATTTCTTTAAGATATATAGAAGATGTTCTCGCACCAATTTGACCATATAAAGAATTTGCTGTTACTTTATAAGCTTGTTGTAGAGCATCAAAAACATCTTTTTCAAAACTATTATACGTATCTTTGATAGTTTCAACATCTTCTTTTTTTATAATATTTATCTCATTTGTATCTATATTTAATATTTCATATGTATTACAACATTCCTTGCTAATTCCATGAATAGCATTTCCATTTTTTTCAATAATTGTCCGATATTCTATCTTCTTACGCGTCTTTTTACGCTCTGTAAGAAGCATATCTAAAATATTTGCGATTATGCCTTTACTACCATCTTTATATTGGATAAAAGTACAATCTTTTTCACCAACTTTCTTCTTTTTATCACCTACGCCTTCATATAGGTCATATGATATATTTTTATATTCAATATTTGGATCTTCTACTCTATATTTTTCGTCAATCAAATAACAATCATGTGATAAATTACAAGAAATCATAGAAGATGGATATAGAGAACCATAATCAAATACAACAATAGGTTCATTTAAATAGATGGCTTCTTTAGGTTCTAATACAACGGCACCTTCATATCCATCATCCAATTCTACTGCATCATCTCTATAAGATTTGATAGTTGGGATTAGAGAACCATTATCCATACATTGTTTTGCTATCAATGAAAATATTTTGATACCTTGTCCTCTACGGAATAGAAAATTAAGAGGAACAAGACATACATTTCCCATACCAATATTATTTTCTACAATTTTTAACTTATGAATCAAACGATTGATAAGAACACAATCTTGAATACAATATTTGGCAATATCACAACGGTCTTTACTAGTTCCTTTAAACTTGTCAAAAATTTCTTGTGGTTTAATATCATTTTTCTTATCTCCTAAAAATATTGATGCTACATTATCAAGTTTATAACTATCCAGTTTTTGTTCTCGTTGCATAACTTTCAATAGATCTATTAATACGACACCGTCCATATCAATATATTTAAGTATATTTTCTCCAAGTGCTGAAGATGATAGTTTTTGTTCAACAAGGGCGCATTTCCGTGTTATTAATCTGCCCAGTCCTATTTTAAATTTTTCAATAATATCTATTTCCTCGCAACGTTCCCATATATATATCATATCAAAACCAAATATATTGTATCCTGTAACAATTTCTGAGTTTAGATTATTCATAAGTTCTTTCCATTTAAATAATAACTCTTTTTCTGTTTTACAAGCAACTACATCACAATCTTCAATTAAATCGCAAGAATTAAGAGTAATAATATTTTTATATATTATCTTTTCAGAACCATATACATGAACTGTTGTTCCTATCTGAATAATTTTATCACCATCAAGTTGTATCAATGCTTTATCAAACATTTTTGCTAATCGCGATTCTTCAATATTTAATTCACCAACTGTCAAATTAATGTCATCGTCATCTTCATTATTATCAATAAGGTCTTTATTGACTGAAGATGATATTTTGTCTAATATACTAATTATTTCTCCCATAATAGGTTTTAATAATTTAGGAATTGAAGAAATATAATTTTCTTTTATTTTATTTTTCGTAAAAACCCTATTTATTTTCAAATCAATTGCTTCATCTATAATAATTTCTTCAAAATATATATTTTGAATCCAATAAATAATAAAGTCGCTTGTATATTCATATCCAGCCTTGGCAACTAAAGCAAGATCTTGCGCGACCTTACTATAATTTTTCTTTGCTACTGGAAAGTCTCCGTGGCTACTCGTACATTCAATATCAAACGATGTTATTAAAAGTGGTGCTATTTTATTAATATCAATTGGTAATATATCTTTATGATTAACTGTAATATTATAATCACACCTACTGATATCATCGCCAATTTTAAATTTTGATATACGAACCCAACTACAAGGTTTGATATTTTGATTATGAATATATTTAAGAAAAGGATCAATATTACTTTCGTATAATTTAAAGTCGTCTTTTTCTAGAGTTTTAAAATAATATTTAAGATTATTGAATAACTTCAACGACTTAACAGAAACTTTAATAAAACGAAATATTCTATTATTTGTAAATCCCCAAAAGTCTTTCTTTTTAACTATCGTAATATCTTTCAAATGCGATTCTAAATTATTCGGAATAATTTTTTTTTCATAAGAACGATTTAAATATTTTGCAATATATTTACCATTCATAATATTATCCTTAAAAGCGTCAACCTTAGAATTAAATACCGTATCGCTTAAATTTTCCCATGCTTCTGGCGGTTTAATATAAAAGAATGGAATGAATTTATTAACTGTAACACAAACAGTTGCGCTATTTTCGCATGTTCCATAAATAATGATTGAATATAATTCGTCAGGATCTTTTTCTTTATACCTATCACTCTCTGGGACAAAAATATCTGTTATTTGAAATTCTAAAATATCTTTATTTTCAATAATAGGTTCATGTTGTATACGGGGAAATTCCATTATAATTATTTATAATGAGTGTTTTTTAAATAATAAAATATAAATAATCAATTTTTAAAATTATTATAATTGATAGAGTAAATGGATATAGGAATAGAAGGATTAATAATAATAATTATATCTGTCTTTGGAATATATTATGTTTATAATTATTATTTAGAAAATGGTTTGATAAAAGTAAAAAGTAAAATTGATAATGAAGAATATACAGTACAAATAAAAGATGATTCAGCAGAAGCGGCAGACCTAATAGCAAAAATAAGACAAAAACTTGTTATTCTCATGGAACATTTACAGAAAACATACAGTTCAAGTGATATTAGGATTAAAATGTTGAACAAAAATTTTAAACCCGATAGATTAAAAGAAGGAATTGATACTCCTGGTTATACGAGTTATTCTGTAAATAAAGGCGAACAAATTGTATTATGTTTAAGAAATAAAGATAAATTAGTCGATATCAATACTATGTTATTTGTTGTATTACACGAATTCGCACATTTAGCAACCGTTTCCATAGGGCATACTGAAGAATTCTGGGATAACTTTAGATGGATACTTGAAGAATCTATAAATATAGGTATATATATTAAACAAGACTTTAAAACGAATAACGTAGAATATTGCGGTATGTCAATAACATCAACACCTCTGGATAAATAATATTATATAAGATATTGATAAAAATATATATATATATTATTATGACTAAAATAATTGTATACAATAACAATCATCAACAATTTGAAATGTTTTTATTTCTAATATTTACGCTTATGTATTTTAACAATTATTCTTTAAATATGATAAAGTCTGATTTAATAAAAAGAAAAATTAATCAATATACAAATTGGAATTTATTAATGATATTGGTAAATTATGTATTAAATAATTGTTTTAATATTCATAATATATTAATATCAAAGTTTATAGCACATAATTCACTACAAGTGTTTTTATTATTTCATGGTTTTTTATTATATGATAAACGGATTTTATTTTTAACAATAGATACTTCACCATTTTTATTAAAGTATACTTTTAATGACACATTTTCAAATCAAACATTGATAAAGTTTGAATACTTTTTATGTAATATTATTATACATATTATTCCTTTGTATTATCAATCTAACATATTAATAAATTATAATTCTTGTGATAATACTACACATATATATATGTATACTATGTTATTAAAGTTTATGTGGATATTAAATGTTTTTGGTAATTTTGATATAACATCAATATATGTTCCGTCTTTTAATTTATGTAATGTAAAATTCATAAATACTATTATATTAAGCGACTATGTAATAGATAGAATTTTAACAAAAATATCATATTAGTATTATTTTTTTCAATATATAAAATGAGTACATAATTAAATATTTATAAAAGTTTAATGAGTTTTAATAAAATGAAGAAAATAAAAAGATTATGTACTCATTTTTCATTAATATATTATATCAATATTTAACCATATTTTTATCATTTAAATTGAATTATATAAAGATTATTATTACATTATATAATATCAATATTTAATGATACCTCGCATCATTCATCAAACATGGAAAGACAATCTTCTTCCATCAATTATTTCAAATATTAGAAATGAAAATATAAGTTTATTAACGTCCAAAGGATATGAATTTAAGTTTTGGACAGATGATGATATCGTAGAACTAATTAAAACATATTATCCAGAGTTTAATAATATATATAGATTAACAAAAACAGGAGTTCAACGAGGCGATATTTCAAGAATTATTTTGATATATCATTTTGGAGGCATTTATATTGATTTAGATGTATTAATTTTAAGAGATTTTGACGAACTTATAGATATGTATTCAAACCTTTTTTACATAACATACGAGCCATATGGGCAAACATTAACACTATATAATAGCGATAAATATATATGTAATGCTTTTTTTGCTGCGAATAAAAATAATAGGTTTTTATATAGATTATTAAGATGTATTCCTGAAAAAATAAATAAATACGGGGCTAATATTTTTCAAAGATTTGATGTTTTTGGAGGGTCATTTATCAAAAATATTATAGAAAAAAAAGATAATAAAATAGAGTATATAAATGATATATGTATTATTGATGATCGCGAATTAATATTTCCCATTAATGATTTAAAGTTTGATGGATTATCATTTACAAATCATGATTGGACTTGTGTAATAAAAGGAGAATACCCTAAAAACACTATTATGGTGCATTATTGGATACATGGCGACTTTGAATCTAAATTTTTACTGAATACATTTAAAGCAAATAAAGATATAAATATACACGAAAACATATACATTTTTTTTAAAACATTATATCCAAATATAGCAGCAAAAATTGAGAATATTTAATACTTTTTTTCTAATTTTTTTACTATAATTTTTTATTTAAAATGGGATAGTCATTGTCTGTTTTTTAAGACTATTAAGATTAGCACATTCAAGAGTTTGAGCACAGTTAATATTATTCGTTGCGGAGCTTTCGGC